TTACTAAGTTTGGTTCAACAGATAGACCTAACTATGCACAGGGTAAAGCAGATGGTAAGTTAGAGCCAGAGATTAATGCAAACATAAGGGCTAATGTATGTGAGTGGGCTGTTGCAAAACAATATAACCTAGCCTGGAATACACCTTGGTATCCAAATGGATTACATACTAGACGTCATCCTTTATCAGATGTTGGAAATAATATAGAGGTTAGGTCTGTTAGAACTCAAACAAGTATTCCATTTTGGGAGAAGGACAAGGAAAGAATTATTGTTGGGGCTAAGTGTTTAGATGCAGAATACTATTCTTCAGTAGAGGTCTATGGTTATATTAAGCCAGAAGATTATATGAATGATGAGTACTATGATAATTACATTAATGGTTGGCGAGTACCTTTAACCTTGTTTAAAGAGTACATAACTGGAGTTGTCTAAGTAGAGGGGAACTGCTTAGAAAACAAAAAAAGACCCCCGCTCCTAGTATTTCTACTAAGGCGGGGGTTCTTTGTGTCTATAAAGGGCCTTTAAAGGCCGATTAAGGGTATCTAATAACTACTTAGTACGCCCAAATTCTGGGGCAGACTTGTCTAAAGCCTTCATAATAGGCCCTACTAGGCCAGCAATAAATGCTGCAGACAATACCTTTGGGTCACGTTGACCCGCTGTGTATAGCGCTACTGCGGATGCTGCTGCTGCACGTAGGTAGGACATTCCAATTTGTTTTGTTTTTTCTTTATCGAACATGTGTTCTCCTTAAAGGAACTTAACTAATTCAGCCCAAGTTTTTGGACCAATGATTCCGTTGGAATCAATATTGCCATGATTATCTTGGAACTTAATGACAGACGCTTTGGTCTTTGGACCATAGATTCCATCGGCTTCTAAAGCAAGGGCTTGTTGAACTATCTTTACACCATTGCTTCTATCTCCAGGTTTAATTGTTCCTGGAAATTCTGGGGTATCTGATACTGGTACCTTGACATTAACTTCATTACCTTTGTAGTTAGGGCGACCAAAACCTACGATAGATACCATAACTTTCTTTTTGTTTTTGGTATAACCACGAGTTTTAATTGCTACCTCACCACCATTACGCTGGTCTCCTTTAGGATTACCAGCAGTATTACCCTCAATACAAACTACAGTTCCGTCATTATTGTTTTCAACTACAATGCCAACATGGGAAATGCGGTCTACATTATCTCCAGGGAAATCAAAGAATGCTATATCACCAGGTAAAGGTTTAGCATCTTTAGCATCGGTCCAAGTATTCATCTTCTTAAAAGCGGTTGCACCTGCAACTGTTGATACACAGTTAGGTACTTTAACCCCTGCTTGATTAGCACACCACATAATGAATGAGCCACACCAAGGTAGGAAGTTTGCCTTAGTAAAGGCACCATACTTAGTTTGATTATCTTTAGGACCTTCGATAGTTCCTACTTCTTTTTTAGCAATGTCAATGATTGCTGCAACTGTTCCCTTTGCCATTAGTTGTAGTTAGGGTCAATCTTGCTTGACTTATCAATAGCCTGACGGTTTTCTACCTCTACGTCTGCTACTGTTTTAGCACCCTTGTCTACTGTTGAGAAGGCTGCGTTAATTTCATCAAGAGATAGTTTGCCATCATCCATAAATGCACGGGCTAACTTCTCAACTACTGCTGCTACTGCAGTAAGACCAGCAACGGCTATTGCTGTAATAGTATCAACACCAGCAATTGCGCCAGCACCAATTACAGATAGACCGCTTGCTGCAAAGACTGCAACAATACGCATTAATACATTTTTTAAAGAGGTCATTCTTCATCCTTTGGGTTTCGTAGATTGAAAGTAATACCCCATATAACTAGGGATAAAACAATTGCATAACCAACTACTGTTTTTGCGGAACCTTCTAGTACTACCCATGCAATAAACATGCCTAGTAATGTCCATAGTTGATTAAAGATATCTGAGAACCAACGCTTCATGGTTTCCTCCTATAAGCGGCTACAGCAGCAGCGGTTGCTCCTGCTTGGGTTGCAATATTTCCTGCAATGACTGCTGCGATAATAACCTTTTCAGATTCTTCTCGTACTTCTTCAGTCATGTCCGCCCCTACAGAACCAAGTGCAGCCAATGCCGCAACTGGGTTAGTAAATATTTCTTGTAGCATTGCTGCTGGGTCTTGTAATAATTGAATTGCTATTGCTACTTCTGCAGTAACAACTACACCGTTAGATAATTCAACTGGTGTATCGGGGGCAAGTGTTTCTAGGTTAACCTCATCTACCTGCACTACCTCTTCAGTTGATTCTTCTTCTACAGAAGGTATCTCTTCTGGTATACTCTCTGTCTCAGGCGCCTCTTCTGGCGCTGGTTCGGGAGTATCTAATGGTTGAGGTTCTGGTTCTGTCAATGGTGGCTCTTGTGTCTCTGGCTCTGGGTTACTCTCTGGGAGTGTCTCAGGTTCAGGAGTTTGCTCAGGCATTGACTCAGGAATTGGGTCAACAAAAACAAATATTGGAGGGGCTGGAGTTGGAGTTGGCTCAGGTTCTACAGGAGAAGGAACGACTTCGGGCTGAACAGGTTCAGGCTCTGGCGTGGGATTTACAGGCTCAGGCTCCAAAACAGGAGCCTCTTCAACCTGAATAATATTTACTTCTTCTAGTGGGACAACAGTTCCATCAGTAAGTACTGCACCAGTACGTTCATTACCTGCTAATGGACCATCTACTGCATAACTATATGCAACAGTTCCATCTGTTTGAATTTGTGCAGTAATAATAATACTAGTTGTATCGCCAGTAAAGGTACCGTATGGGCGGTAGTTACCATCTACTTGAAAGCCACCTTCACTTACATTGATAATGAAGTGAGTATCTGGCATCTGTTGTGGTAGTACCCACCAGTCTTTAGACTCAATAGATATAGATGGTGTTGATGGATATGTCCAGTATGTACCATCTGGTCTACCAAATGTAATGACTGAGTTTGTAGTTGCATATACATTCTCATAGGTTAGGCCATCGTATACAACTGATACTGTCAGTGGTATCTGATATGAAACATCATCTCCACCAGCAGTAACAATGGTTGTAACCTCTGGTATATCTTCTGCCCTTGCTACGAAGGGAAATAAAAACAAAGCATTAAATACTATAAAACAAACTACTAAACTATTTTTTACCTTTAGAGATAATTGTGTAGATTTGGTCAACTCGAGTTTCCAATCGGCTTAGGCGCCCCTCTAAATTGTGCCCCCCGTTGCCATCAGGTTTAAGTTCTGACAGATAGTGCTTTACTAGCCACCGAATTGATGCTACGAAACTTCCTATAATAGTTGCAACTGATACCGCAATACCAGCCCAGTCAGTAGGCGTCATGTCATTATACCGTCCTAATAGTTATTTCAATTATTCCACCAAATCCATCAAACCTTCTGTCTGGTGGAGTCATGCGGGTAAATGAAATTTGCTCAATAATTATCTGACGAGTTTCGCCAGTAGTTAAGTCTTGCCAAGTGACAACATCGCCACCTTCTTCTATGTTTTCTAGTACTTGTAATCTTTGTAAGGCTGAACCTTCATAACCAGATATTACATTGTATCTATCTGTCTCTGAATCAAAACAATAAACAGGAAACTTTAAGGCTCTCTGTCTAGGTGTAGCAATAGTAGCCTTTGCTTGGTAGCCTTTAAATATAGGACCAGTTGATGTAGTACTTGAGTCACGATTAAATGTAAACTTATATGCTACATATTCTTGTGCAGTTTCAGGCTGAGATGTAGTTACCTCAACAGCAGTTACCCCTGCTTCATATGTAATGTGGTCATATGGAACATCATTCTTATCTATAGTCGCTAGCGTTAATGAACCTTTAGTAAAATCACCACGTGCTAATAGACGCTTAAAATTCTTAGGCTCAAGGGTGCCGTACCTAATATAACCTGTAGTTATATAACCAGTTGTGGCTAAGACTGAGGTTGATTGAATAGCAATACCATTGCTACCCGATGTAGTAAATGCTATCTGATTTGAGTTACCTACAAAATTTACAGTAGTAGCGTAGCCAGTAGCCCCATCTAGGTAGGTATCTTTGGCGTAAGCAAATCGTAATGTCTCAAGTTCGTTACCTAAATCAATTCTATATAGCCCAGCATAACCATTAACAGAACCAGTTACCCACGCAAATCTATCTCTAAATGCAAAATCTAACCCAGTATTGGCTGCTTCAATAATTAATGGACCATAAGATAAGTCTCCATTAGTATCTGATATTGTGGCTACACGTACACCTTTATTAGTTCCAATTAATAGATACCCTAAATAAGATTCAATTTTATGGGGATACTCACCGCTAGGTAGTTGTGCTGCAACAATACCTGATGTAAGAGTTGGCATAACACCAGCAGTATTTAAAGTAAACTTATAAATAGCACCACTAGTACCAGAATAACCAGCAGCATAGATGGCAGAGCCACCCTCTGATATAGATGTCCAGGTCCAATCATCATTTGGGTGAGTGTATGCAGCAGTAGGTAAAGCATGAGTGCTACCTTTAGTATTAGTTAATTCATAAACAGATGCACCAATACAGGCAACAAGACGTTGCTTAACCCAGCCAAGTACTACTTTCTCACTACCAGTATTATAATAACGAGAGTATCCTGCAGCAGGTGTG